CCACTCTGATATTGTTTTCTAGAGTATCTCCAGACTGATTCTTTCTTAACCTTAGCAAACTGCTCAACCGGTAAGAATATAGCAATTTCCCATTCAGTCATAGGCACTCTTCTAATAGGTGATTTAACGTGATCCATTAAGTAATGTTTAAAACATGGTTGAAACTCTTTATATTTACGTACGCCACTTAATAGATTATATCTTAGTCTTGCAAGCCTTGTTGTATCTGTTACCTTTTTAGGAGCTAATGACATTAACTCATCTAGAAATCTTGCTCTTACTCCAGGGCTTAAATAGTGTAAATTAAGTCCATGGAAACCACCCGGAGCCGGCTGTACTAAAATGGTCAGAGGGAATCTATCGTAATAAGGTAACTCATTTTTTAATTTAGGATCGTAAAAATACATACACATATCGCCAACCTTTGGATTAGCTTGTGTTTTAAGATTAGGATCTTTTAATACTGTTCTACGATTTACTTTACCAAGATCTCGCACAGCTTTTTGGAACCATCTCATTGATTCCTTTGATCTTGGTTGTACGCCAGCTCTAAAAGCATTGGCATTTAATGTATCAAATAGACTTGCCATATAACTATTTATATGTTCTTAAAGTATCTTTATGCCAAGATTTTTAAGAGTATCTTCTGTCCAGACTTGAAATTTCCATCCATTATGTTCTGCAAATTTATTAGCAGCATTCCATTTATCAGTATTTTTGATAAATGTAAGTTGTTCGTTGATATAACGCTTACTTTTACGTTTAGGAGTCTTGGGAGGAGCGGTTTCTTTTTTAGGTTTAATCTCAATGAGATATGTTTTACCATTCTTCATTTGTATTAATAAATCAACATAATATCGGTGCAATGATTTATCTACACTATAAACATATGGTACAACCACATCTTCGCTATTCCATAATTTAACATCTGGATTGTTTTCACACCATCTAAATGCATTACGCTCCCAGAGAGATCGATATACGACCTTCGTTGGATCACCAGCATACTTTTCTGGTTTTTTAATTGTATATCTACCTTTATAAGCCATATAAATAATCCTATAGAAATATTTATTTATACAGGAATTAAGCATGTCTATTATTGTCTTTCCAAGAGCATTAAGGGAAAAAATAGGAGAGGGTAAGTATCCTCATATCTGTTTTTCGCCTACAACAAAAAATTTAGATTATGAAAAAGTACATTTATATTGTCCACAAGGAATATCAGTAGGCGATGGTGCGAATTATAATGGTATTGAGTTAGGTGAAATACGAGCTGCTCAATCCTTTGCTGAAAATATTAAAGCTGGAGCAGAAGGATTTCAACAATCTGATAATCAGCAATTAGTTGGTTCTCTTAAGTTATTGGATAAGATGGGTGTTGATGCAAATAAAACAGCAGCAGTTGCATTATCTCAAGGCGTGGCATTTAACCCACAAACCGCATTGGCATTTGAGTCAATGAACTTAAGAACATTTGAATTTTCATTTACATTAGTACCAGAATCAATGGATGAAAGTAATGATATTAAAAACATTGAAAACTTTTTTAGAAAGTATATGTATCCAGAGGTTGAAAACTTTGTAGCAAGATATCCTGAAAAATTTAAAATACAATTCTTTGATGGCGAAGAAGAAAATCCGTATATGCCATTTATACATGAATGTTTTCTTGCTGGTATGAATGTTACTATTAATAATGAAGGTAACAGTTTCTTTAAAGCTGATGGCGGTTTTGGTGCTCCTACATCAGTTCAAATGAATTTACAATTTAGCGAAGGTAGAATGCTTTCAAGACAAGACATTTATAAAGATAAAAAAGGTTTTGATTATAATACTGCAAGACCTCAAACTATGGCCGGTACTACAAGCACTACTGGAGAAGGAGGTAATGGTTAATGAGTAACTTTTTTAAACTATTTCCAACAAGATCATATGACTTTTTAGGTACTGGCATATCTCAGAATATGGTTGATATATTTAGAAATGTAAGACCAGTTGAAGAGTTTTTAGATAATCCATCGGTATATAGATTTTATGAAATTAAAAATGGAGAGCGTCCTGATATTGTATCACAAAGATTATATGGTACACCAGAATTTTATTGGACCTTTTTTGTCGTTAATAAATTTTTGCATGATGGTTATCGTGCATGGCCAATGAGTCAAGAAGATTTATTTGAGTATATACAAAAAGAATATAATGGATATGTAATTACCACAAGGCCAAGTATTGTACGTAATACTGATCAAATTATTACAGAGTTTAGAAATAGTATCGCTGGTAAATTTGATGTAGGGCAAACAATATATGGTACTAAGAGTGGAGCAAAGGGAAGACTTACAGCAAAGAATATCGATATGAATCAATTAATCGTACAGGATGTAACGCTGGGTACGTCTGGTGTTAATGGTATTACTGGCGATCCAGATCCAAGTGTAATTGGTGGAGCATTTATTGGTGATCCTCAAAGTATTAACTTTGCTACTGAGACAGTAAAACAAATTGAATTTGGAGATCAGGCTGAAGAGTTTGTAGATACATATCGTGTATTTAAATATGCAGACGCTCCATATTACTATTATAAGCAAGATGATCCTGATAAAAAACCAGTAACAAATGCAATCTTTGTACAAGGTGGCATTGCAGAATCTGATTTAAAATATGTTACTAATCGTGAACATGTAAATGAAGTAAATGAAGAACAATCAAGAATAAGATATGTTTTACCAGAATATATCAATCAATTTGTCGATCAATACGAAGAATTATTAAATGTCTAATAAAGGTACATCAAGAGCATTACCTGGTAGTAATGACTCACTTACACCATCAAGTTATTCTATTCGCGCAATAGAAATAACCACTAGTGCAGGATTAACTTTAGATATATCAAACCTAATTAATAAGTTTGAAATACAAGAGTCAATTGATAGTCCTTTTTTAAGCGCAGTATTAGTTGTAGTAGATGCAACTAATTTTTTAGAAGAACATAAATTATGTGGTAATGAAAAAATTTTTATACACGTAAGTCGTTCACCAAACTCTAATTTACAAGATCCACAAGCATTTAAACTTACATTTAAAATCGCAGAAGTATTTGGTTATACAAGACTAGAACCTACAAAACAATTTTATAGATTTAGATGTGTATCACAACACGTATATAATGACCAAGCAAAAATATTATCAACCTCTTTTAGAGGTACAATTGGTGACTTAGTACATCGTATTACAAGAGATCTTGAAATAAAAAATAAGAGTGTTGAGACATCTAGTAAAGGTATTATAAAAGGTATATACCCATCAATAAAACCATTAGAAGCAATTAGATGGTTAATGAGAAGCGCATATGATAATGGTATGCCTTACTATTTTTATGAGACAGCAAAAGATCAAGAAGTAAAATTTATATCATATAATACTTTAATTGGATTAGATCCATATGATTTTTATGAGTTTAGACCAGGATTTAAAAATTCAATTGGTACAAAAGAATATTATGATGAAGTACGAAGAAGAATCATTACAATCGATGGCGATTTAAATATGGGTCAATTATATCCATTAGCAAAGGGTGCGTATTCAAGTACATTAAACACATTAGATATTGCCACAAAGACTTTTAAGAAACAGACATTTAATTATAAAAGTAAAAAAATTAATAAAAATAAACCTTTTTCTGAAGATAAAATATTTAATAAAACATATGATACATTAGATGAATCTACAAATTATTATATTTCATTAAATTCAAAAGCCTTTAATGATGTTGATAATTATCATGCACCAACTGACATATCATTAAATAAATATGAGTCTCATTTAAGAACTATTGATTTTCAATCATTAAATATTTTACTTTCTGGAGACTTTGAGTTATGTGTAGGACAATTAATTGAACTAAAATTTATTAAGGCTACTGATCCTAAGCATTTAGACACTGATAATTTAAGAGATAAATATTTATCAGGCAAATATATGATTACACGTATTACACATGTATTTGACGAAGAATTTAAACAGAGAGTAACAATAAAAAGAGATTCTCTTGGAGTTGATTTAAATGCGTAGAGATGATGGATTTGTAGACGGAAAGTTTACATGGTTTATAGGCGTCGTTGAAGATGTTAACGATCCTGATTTAATGAATAGAGTTCGTGTAAGAGCTTATGGTTATCATAATAATGAAAAAAATAAATTAGCCACTGCTGATCTTCCTTGGGCTACAGTAATGATGCCAACAACATCGGCATCTGTAAAAGGTATTGGTTCTAATCATGAGTTAATGGTTAATTCATGGGTTGTTGGTTTTTTTAGAGATGGACCAAGCGCTCAAGATCCAATCGTTATGGGATCTATTGCTTCACAAACAGATGGTGTAATTGATATACCTACAGAGGCTCAACTTAATCCACCTACAAATAAGGTACATAA